ATTAATACAGTCGTTTATTAAAGATGCAATGAATGTTAATAAAAAGGTACCATATGCAGAAGCAAATCTCGAAACATCTATTAACAATTTAGGACGTAGATTAGCAGTTACAGCTATTGATGAATTATCATCATTAAAAAAGAAAGTTGAAAAACCTGATATTACAGACGTAAATCAAATTAGAATGGCTAGATTACACCCTGAGTTGGTAGCCCCTTTACCTGGTGCCGCACCACCAGCTAGCGCCGAAGCACCAACATTAGAAATAGGTGGAGATGTTTATACTAAGGGACCAAATGGTTGGAAAGTAGGTAATAAACCAGTTACTAGCTTAGAAACTATTAAATGGCTAGATAATACTTGGCAAAAACAAACTGCTCAAAACGTCCCACCTGCACAACCAAAACCTAAAGTTAAAAATGTTCAAGGTCAATGGGTAACTGTACCACCAAATGAACAACCAAAGGTAGCTACTCCTGAACCTACTGTAGCACCGAATACAGTACAAAATACTAATTCAAATATAGCAAAAGGGATAGCAACGGCGCAAGAACCACAACAGCAACCTACACAACAACCTACAACTCCTCAGCAAAAACCAAAAGTTTCTCCTGAATTTCTACAAAGAATGGCTGCTGCAAAACAACGTATGCTTGCACAACAGAACAAAAATAATATGAACTTAACAGAATCATTGCGCAATCTTAGTGACAAATTAGCTAATATAAAATTAGTAGAAGACAAAGGACATTTAGATCATCCTGAAGATTTAGTCTTTTTACAAGATGTTGCAGGTGCTAATCAAGCATTAAACAACATACTTGCTACAGCAAAAAATCCTAATAACATTTCTATTAAATGGGATGGATATCCTGCATTGATTTTTGGTCGTGGCCCTAATGGTAAATTTAGCATTATGGACAAACATATGTTCAACAAAAAAGATGGCAGTGGTCGTAAAATTTATAGTCCTGCTGACTTTGCACAATATGATGCAGCTAGAGGTGTAAATCGCGGCGAATTAGAACGTATAATTAGTGAGATATGGTCTGGTTTAGAAATAGAGAGTAGAGGCACTAAAGGTTATTATTGGGGAGATTTACTATTTCATAAACCGTTAACACCAAATAATAATGGATTATACTCATTCAAAGCTAATCCTAACGGCATTACATATACAGTAGATCCAAACAGCGAACTGGGTAAATTAATGACTAAAAAAGTAGCAGGGATTGCTGTACATCAATATATTGATCCTAATGCTGATAGCACTGATCAAGCAGTATCATTAAATGGTGGAATTGGTAATCTTAAAAATAATAACAACGTAGCTATTATTCCAAGTGCTATGCCAGCTGCACCTAAATTAAAAGCTGATGCAAAATTAGTAAAGAAAACTAAAGACGATATTACAAAATACGGGGCAGACATACAACAATTAATGACTACTGCACCACAAGCTAGAAATACATTTAATCAATTGTTTACTACTTTTATTAATAAAAAAGTCAAAGAAGGCAATCTTAAAAACTTATACAGTGAATTTGTAAAATATTTTGAAGCACGTCCCATGACTGCTGTTATGAAACAAAAATTAACTAACCACTTGAAACAAAATAAAAGAGGCGTAGTTGGTGCATTTACAGTATGGATTGATTTATACAATCTAAAAGAGAAAATCGTACATCAATTGAATCAAGCAGCAAAATCTAGCCCTGTACAAGGCTATCTCAATGATGGTACAGCAAGTCAAGAGGGTTTTGTTGCCAACGGGCTAAAATTTGTAGATCGTATGGGCTTTAGTAGACAGAACCTTCAGGGTCGTTAAACTAATTTCCAAAAAAATGCACCAAAAAGATACCATAAAACCGACTTTTTTTGAAAAAAGTGTAAATACAGATATGAAGCAGTAGGCTTCAACAAACTTAAGGAATTTTCAAAATGGCACAATTTACACGTACAAATGGTGACTTTCAACCAGTATTAAACTTAGACTATGCTTCGTATACAAACACTGGTGTTAACACAAACACAAGCGGTTCAGTAGTTCAACCACAAGGTCCAAAACTTGACTTCTTCAACTTCGTAGTTGCAAACGTACAAGCTAACGGCACAGTAACTCAAACAGTTATTCGTACAGTTGAACAATTAGCAACAGTTATGATTTATCAAGTTAACGCCGGCGGCGGTGGTAACACACAACAAGATAACATCAGTTTAGCTGTTTACCCAACAGGTGCATGGTCAAACGTTGCATCAACAAATGGTGGCACAAGCCCAGCAAACTTAACTTCTGCTCTTAACACAGCAACAGGTTATGCTAACGTATCTGGTACACAAGTTGCTACATTTAACACATTGGTTGATTACGAATAATAGTTACTTGTTAACTATAAAAAGAACCAGAGATTTATTCTCTGGTTTTTTTTGCCTCTAAATACAGTATGAGTTATATAATTACCTGTTATACATTATTTGATATAAAACAAACAAACGTGTTAAACAGAAATCGTCCTAGTAACACGGATGATGAGTGGTTATATAAACGTAATACTCAAGCAAATTTAGATACTATTGTACAAGCTATAAGTTTACGTAGTCAGCCCGAGCTAGTAGCGCCACCTGTATTTAACAAAACATATTTCGAAAACACTGAATTTGGTTTTTTATATAAAAAATTAAATAAAGATTTAGTAAACGTTTGGACATTTGATTTTATAATACAACACCCTAGCGTGTTTGATAATGACTATGGAAAATTGGGAGCACTCTATAATGACTGTGATGGTGTACCTATGATTAAATGTGGTACAGAATTTGATAAACTCAGTAATTTTTTAGATACTAGCCCTGAACTCAGAAACATTTACTTTGTATACCATGAACAAAATCAACAAAATTAAAAAGTTTTTTGATAAAGAAATATCTAAAGACCTAAAAGATATAATGCTACTTGAGGTTAGCGATGGTAGTTATTTGGCATTTGGAAAATATAGCATAACACCCAAAGATGATTGTTTTGAAATTAAAACTATTAAGGAACCATGGAAAAAGTGCCCGATAGTATCAGACTTAAAAATAGCTATTGCTTGGTGCACATATGACAAGTATATTAGGGTAAAAGAAGCCAATCGACTACCCGAAATAGACATTGAATTGTCCGGTATTAAGGTTAGTTTAGCTATATTACAACAAAAATTAAAAAAATCTAAGGATTCGTCTGATAAATTCATTTATCTAGCCAAGATACAGGAAACTAAATATAGAAAGTCAATGATATTAAGTGAATTGAACGACTATCTTATAACTTCAATGCGTTGGCAAAAAGATAAATTTGACAAAATTAAGACCAAAATATCTTAGGATTCTGATAAATATATTATAGGATTGGAAACACATTATGAAACTCAACGATTTAGATTCAAAAAATTATGCGGTAAAAGCTCTCAAAGAAAGCTTTGATTATAAATTTGATCCATCAAATTTAAACAAAGACGCAGCTACCAAAATGCTCAAAAAAGTACAAGGCTTGAAACAAGAAATGAGAACAAGCAAAGACTTTTATGAAAATCAAAGTTCGCCTTCATATATGAAACTAGTATTCATGGAACAGGCTTTAACAGAGCATATTATTAATAATAAACCTCGCACTGCAAGAATCGTTGTTGAAAACGAAGAAGTAGAAAAATCACAAGTTATTTTAGCTGCGCAAGACATGGTTGACAGTGTACAAAAAATGATTGAAGAAGTCAGTGATATGATGGTAAAAGAATTGCCTGCATTAACAGACAGCATTCAAAGTGAAATTGGTGTACAAGAAAGCACACAATTTAATCAACAAGCTAACGAAGCATTGACCGGTTTAAGTCAAGCATTAGCACAATCTAAAGCTACGTTATCAAATGCATTAAATGGCATTACAGGTCAAGGCGGTAGCCCAGAAGCATTTACTCCTGGCGCAGAAGAAATTCCTGGAGAAGAAGCTGACGTTATGGCATCGCAAGAAGAAATGCCACCTGAAGAGGCTCCTGAACTTCCAGCAGAAGAACCAGAA